CTGTATGGGAAGGTTGGTACAAGATAGGTATGGCAGTCGATGCGGAAGACAGACTTATGGCATATCAGACAAGTTCTCCTCACAGGGATTATGAAATAATACATAAAGTTAGAGTTAACAACAGAAGAGAAGCAGAAAAGAAAGCACACAGAGAAGCTGAGAAAATTGCAAAAGAATATAATTCAGAGTGGTTTTTTGTTGACAAGGATAAAGCAATAGCTATACTACAAAAAGTAGAAGAGGAGTATGCACATGAAACTAACACTTGATGTAGAGAATACTGTAACACACAGAGATGGTAAGTTACACTTAGACCCATTTGAGCCTGACAATAAATTAGTTATGGTAGGTTGCCTGACAGATACAGGTAAAGAATATCTTTTTAGAGATAACTACGAAGGCTTACAAGAGTTACTTGACAGTGCAACAATCTTAATAGGTCACAATATTGTCCACGATTTGATGTGGATATGGGAATGTGGCTTTAAGTATGAAGGTTCTGTGTTTGATACAATGCTAGGTGAATACATACTGCAGTGTGGACAAAAGCAACCTCTATCATTAGAAGCTTGTGCAGAAAGATATAACCTAGATACTAAGAAACAAGATACCTTGAAAGAATATTTTAAACAGGGTAAAGGTGTGGATGAGATACCACACGAGGAACTATCATCTTACCTGTCAGCAGACTTACATGCAACACAACAGTTAAGCGATGTTATATATAGAAAGTTGAATACAGTAGAGTATGCAGGTTTGATGGAGACAGTTGTACTAACGAATCGTGTAGCTGTAACTCTTGCCCACATATATAGAACAGGCTTTGCAGTAGACTTGGAGATGTTAGATAAAGTTAAGACAGAGTTTGAGTTAGAGAAAAGTAATATAGAGAAAAGATTAAACTTACAAGTCAAACAGTTGATGGGAGATACACCTATTAATCTTAATAGTCCAGAGCAAATGTCTTGGGTAATATTTAGTCGTAAGCCTAAAGATAAAGCTATGTGGGCAAATATGTTTACACCTTATCAAAATAAATTGACATTTAAAAGTACTGTGGATAAACATTCTAGTATTGTATATAAGACTAAAGCTATGCAGTGCTTACCTTGTTACGGAACAGGTAGAATTAAGAAGGTAAAAAAGGATGGAACACCATACGTTAACTTACCTAGATGTGTTAACTGTGGCGGTGAAGGCTATACATTTACCCCTCTTAAACAGATAGCAGGATTTAAATTTAATGCTCCTAATGTTAAATGGGTAAGTAATAATGGATTTAGTGTAAATAAAAGTATGCTTGATATTTTAAGAAATGCATCTATAAAAAATGAGAACACAGAAGCTAGTCAGTTTTTAGGTGACTTACAAAGGCTGTCTGCTTTAGATACATACTTAGCATCTTTTGTTGATGGCATAAAAACATATGTAAAACCTGATGGTAAATTACACGTTAGGTTATTACAACACAGGACTGCCACAGGCAGATTTAGTGGAGCAGACCCAAACATGCAGAACATGCCTAGAGGTGGCACGTTTCCTGTTAAGAAGGTATTTGTTTCACGTTGGAATAAAGGTCAGATACTTGAAGCTGACTTTGCACAGCTTGAGTTTAGGGCTGCTGCTTTTTTATCACAAGATGAGGTTGCTATTGAGGAAGTTAAAACTGGATTTGATGTACATTCGTATACGTCTAAAATTATTAGTGATGCAGGTCAGCCAACGGATAGGCAAACTGCTAAAGCACATACGTTTGCACCGTTGTACGGAGCAACAGGATTTGGAAGAAGCCTTGCAGAAGCAAAATACTATGAACACTTTACAGAAAAGTACAAAGGCATCAAGTCATGGCACTCCAGATTGGCTAAAGAAGCTGTAGAAACAGGTAAGATAACTACACCGTCAGGTAGACAGTTTTCTTTCCCTAATGTAGAACGATACCCAAGTGGTAAGGTATCACACTTTACACAGATAAAAAATTATCCTGTACAGAGTTTTGCTACCGCAGATATAGTTCCTTTAGTTCTTATGGATATACATCAAAAATTAAAGAACTTGAAGTCTTGCATAGTAAATACTGTACACGATTCTATAGTAATAGATGTTCATCCTGATGAGGTAGATGCTGTTATAAATATAATAAAAGCTGTTAATGAATATATTAATAGTTTGATACAAAAACAATTTAACATTGATATAAATGTGCCATTATTATTAGAAGCAAAAATAGGTAATAATTGGCTTGACACTAAAGATGTGATGTGATATAACTTGGCATCTTAATTGAAAGGAGATATATAAAATGAGTGCAATAACAGAAGTAACGACAATAGATACAAATAATTATGCAGGCATGGCTAAAGCTATGGGTGTGGCTGTAGAAGCATCTTCAGACCAAAAGACTAATACTCTTGCACGTTTGAAGATTCAACATTCACCTATCATGGGTGAGATGGAAATAAATGGTAAGGCAGTTAAAGTAGAGACTATAAACGGCGGTGTCTATAAACTAGAAGTACCTGACGATAATACATATTACTGTGATAGTATAGTTATCAGACCATACTTACAAAGATTTATGTATAAAAGATTTATCACTAATGTTAATCCAAAAGAGGGTGAAAAACGTGGTTCATATCAAAAGACAGTTATGGCAGATAATCTCAATATTGATTTGAAAGATAACTTTGGTAATTTTAATTGTGGCAAGCCTGCAGGGTATATAAAAGACTTTGATGCTCTACCGCAAGAGACTAAAGATTTAATTAAACAAATCAAAAGAGTACGTGTGTTGTTTGGTACAGTTGATATGGTAGATGCCATGACTAGTGATAAACAAGAGCATAAGATTATTAGTAAACCTTTTATATGGGAGATAGATAATAGAGATGCATTTAAAATTTTAGGTGAACCCTTTGCTAAACTAGCCAAGTTAAAAAAGTTACCTATTCAGCATACCTTTAATCTTACTACAGAGGAAAAAGCTTTACCTAATGGTAATCCATATGCTCTGCCTATAGCTAACTTAGATACAAAGAAGTCTGTGGCAATAGAAGAGAAAGACCAAGACTTATTTGCTGACTTTATGGCATGGGTGCAAAACTACAATGAATACATTGTCGCTGAGTGGCAGAAGAAAGCTACAGATAAAATGACTGACGATGAAATGGAAGTTGTAGAAACCTTTGTGGACATTGAATAATGAATCATAAAGGTGAATTGGCAGTTCATAAGTATCTGCAAGAAGTAGTAGACGGTAAATCTAAAATGGATGAATCTGTTATAGAAACTGTTGCTAATGATATCAAAGATGCTTTGAATCGCCAATTTAATGGTGGTAGAAGAGGGGGGTTTACTTACAGAATGTCAAATGTAGGTAGACCTTCCTGTCAGCTTTGGTGGGAAAAGAATCATCCGAGCAAAGCCATGCCTAAACCTACAACATTTATTATGAATATGATGATAGGTGATATAGTTGAAGCTGTATTCAAAGCATTGCTAACTCAAGCAGGAGTGAAGTTTGACAATAGTGAGCAAGTTACATTAGATTTAAAAAACAAAAGAAAGGTTACAGGAACGTATGACCTTGTAGTTGATGGTGCAGTTGATGATATAAAATCAGCATCGGATTGGTCATACAAATACAAATTTGAATCTATTGATACTTTAAAAAATGGTGACAGCTTTGGTTATGTAGGTCAATTAGCAGGTTATGCAGTCGCATCAGACAAAAAGATTGGTGGTTGGTGGGTTGTTAATAAAGCCAATGGTCAATTTAAATATGTCAAGGCAGATGGTATAGACTTAAAAGAAGAAATAGCAAAGATAGAAAGGACAATAGAGCAAGCAAATAGTAAAGAGTTAGTAAGATGTTTTGAACCTGAAGCAGAAACATTTAGAAGTAAGCCTACAGGTAATATGGTTTTAAATAAAAACTGTACTTTTTGTGACTACAGGCAATCGTGTTGGGAAACACTAAAAGAATTACCTGCTCAAAAGTCACTAGCTAAAGAACCTAAGATGGTTCAATATGTTAAAATGAAAGGAGAATAACATGAGTAAGTCAATAGATGAACTAAAAGCTAACATTGAAGAAATGGAAAAGCAATTAGCAGAAGCTAAGAAAGAGTATCGTGAACTACGTACAGCAGGTTTACGTGATGCTATGGAAGCTAGAAAAGCAGCTGACGAAGCAGTAAAAGAAGAGCTAAGAAACTTAGGATATACTAATACATATTCATATAGTAATCCATTTATTTCTTGGCGAAACTTCTAGTTGTCTCCTCATAAAATAAGAAGAGACGCACTAAAACATGGGTATAGGAGTGGGTTAGAGCATACTATCTCACTCTACCTAACTAAGTTGAAATATAGCTATGGTTATGAATCAATCAAGATAGAATGGGAAGACCTAGCCTACAGAACCTATACCCCTGACTTCATATTAAACAATGGAATCATAATAGAAACTAAAGGAAGATTCTTAGCTATAGACAGACGAAAACATTTAGCTATACAAAAGCAACATCCTGATTTAGATATTAGATTTGTATTCACTAACAGTAGAAGTAAACTAAGAAAAGGTGCTAAGTCTTCGTATGGTCAATGGTGTGATAAATATGGATTTAGATATTATGATAGAATAATACCTGAAGATTGGCTAAAAGAAAAAGGTAAAAACAAACACCCCAAGTTTATAAAGTTTGGCGGTACAAAAATAAAAAGGAGAGTTTAATGACTGCAAGATATAATCCTGAAGACTTTATACTTGTCTTAAAGCCACATATGGATGACAACCATGTATGGACAGGAGAAGTTTCTGTAAACATTGTTACATCTGATGCTAATCAATTAGATGACGAAGACTATTATGGTATGATGCACTTTGCTAGATTAGTTTGTGGTGCTATACCTGCAATGGATAAAAATAATGAATTTAGGGTAGAGTGTGAAAAAGAAGCTAATTTATACTTGCCAAAAGAAGATAAATGTGCTATGGATAAAGTTAGTAGTGTTGATGGCAATGTCATAACATTAAATTTTAAATCAGACACAGAAGGAAACGCATAATGGAAAGGCATGGTGAATATATGGCAAGACGAATGAAAGAAGAACAAGCAAAGATACAGTCTGACAATATTGAGATAGAAGATATGGTTAATCATCCTATTCATTATAACAAGGCAGGTATCGAAACTATTGATGCTATTGAAGCTGCCACTACAGATGGCTTTAAATACTATCTACAAGGTAATATACTAAAGTATATATGGAGATATGAATACAAAAACGGTGTAGAAGATTTAAAGAAAGCACGTTGGTATTTAGATAAATTAATAGAGGTCTATGATGTCAATAAGAGTTAAAATGATGATAACATTTGAAATAGACCCTGAAGAATATCCTATGCCTGCAGATGGCAGGGTTGACGAAGAATTTAAAGAACACATGCAGGAATACGTACACGATTTAGATGGTGTAAAAATTAAAAATATAAAAGCATTAGCGGAAGGAAATTAAAATGTTACAAAACTATTTACCAACAGACTATCAAAACTTCATAGCACTCTCTCGCTATGCACGATGGAAAGATGATGAACAAAGAAGAGAGAATTGGGGTGAGACAGTTGATAGATATTTTGACTATATGGCTACACATCTTAAAAATAACTATTCATATAATATTACTAAAGCACTTAAACAAAAGATGTCAGAGCAAATAATGAACTTGGGTGTCATGCCTAGCATGAGAGCCTTAATGACTGCAGGACCTGCCTTAGACCGTTGCCATGTAGGTGGCTACAACTGTAGCTATATACCTGTTGATAGTCCTCGTTCATTTGATGAATGTATGTATATACTTATGTGTGGCACAGGTGTAGGTTTCTCTGTTGAACGTGAAAATGTAGACAAGTTACCTGTAGTCAACGAACATTTTGAAGACAGCACTACGGTCATAACTGTGGGTGACAGCAGACCCGGATGGGCAAAAGCATTGAGAGAACTTATTGCTATGCTATATGTAGGTCAAGTGCCTAAATGGGATGTATCACAGGTAAGACCTGCAGGTGCAAGGCTAAAGACATTTGGTGGTAGGGCATCAGGACCTGCACCATTAGTTGAGTTGTTTCAGTTCTGCATACAGAAGTTCAAGGGTGCTAAAGGTAGAAGACTATTTCCTATTGAGTGTCACGACTTGATGTGCAAGATTGGAGAAGTTGTAGTTGTAGGTGGTGTACGTAGGTCTGCTCTTATATCATTGTCTAACTTAGGTGATGACCAAATGCGTCATGCCAAGTCAGGTCAATGGTGGGAGAATGAAGGGCAGAGAGCACTAGCTAATAACTCCATAGCATTTAAGGGTAAGCCTGAGATGGGTACATTCATGCGAGAATGGACATCCTTATATGAATCTAAGTCAGGTGAACGTGGTATCTTTAATAGACAGGCAGCCAAAGTGAAAGCACTTGAAAATGGTAGACGTAATGCTGATTATTATTTTGGTTGTAATCCATGTTCAGAGATTATACTTAGACCATATCAGTTCTGTAATCTTACAGAGGTAGTATGTAGAGTTACAGATGATGTAGAATCATTGAAAGAAAAGGTACGTATGGCTACTATACTTGGTACACTACAATCTACGCTTACTAACTTTAAATACTTACGTAAGATATGGAAAGATAATACAGAAGAAGAAAGACTATTAGGAGTTTCCCTAACAGGTATACTTGACTGTCCTGTATTAAATCACGACTACTATGAGTTAAGTGATACTCTTGAGGAACTAAGAGCAGTGGCAGTAGAGACTAACAAGAAGATTGCTAAAGATTTAGGCATACCACAGTCAACTGCTATAACTTGCATCAAACC